ATATTACCTATGTGGGCTGCCGCTCATGGACATATTAAATTCGTAGCTGCCTTCTCAGATGCTGCCTCTCAGGCTGAGACTCACTTATTAACATTTAAGAATGAATTGGAGACAAATGAATATCTCAAAGCAGATTATCCAGAACTATGCACACCTAAAGTCGTCGGAAGCACTGGGCGTTCCCTTGCAGCGAATGCTTGGCGTATTATTCAATCAAATGATTTTATATTCGACGCTAACGGTATTGATACTAACTCTTTGGGTAAAAAGGTCTTTGGTCAACGCCCTGACCTCATTATCCTTGATGATATTGAAAAGGGTGAAAAGAATTACTCTGAATACCAAGCAGGACAGCAAAGAAGAACAGTCTTTGACGATATAGCACCTATGAATATCTATGCTCGTATGATTATTGTGGGCACCACCACTATGCCTAACTCTATGATGGATGAGTTTAGAAAACATGCTGAAGGAAATACAGATCAGGCATTACAGTGGATTACAGACCAGAATGTAGGTGTTCACTACTATCCAGCCATTATGACTGCAGAAGATGGCTTAGAACGCTCTGTATGGCCTGAGAAGTGGTCTATAGAGTGGCTTCAGTCACAAAGACACCTAAGAGACTTTGCAAAGAACTATATGAACAAGCCAGTAAACCTTGATGGTAATTTCTGGACATATGAGGATATAATTATACAAGAAGGTGAATATGGAAATACTATTATTTCTATTGACCCAGCAGTAACTAAGAACAAGATTTCTGACTATACAGGGATTGCTGTATTGAGCAGAGGCGAAGATGATAATATCTATGTTAGAGATGCTTTTCAGATAAAAGTATCTCCTTCGGAATTATCAGAACGCATAGCTACTTTGGTAGACATTTATGACCCTGGTGTCATCTATGTTGAAACCAACCAAGGTGGTGATCTATGGAAGGATGTCTTCAAAGATATTCCTGTAAAATATAGATCAATAAAACAATCAGTTTCAAAGCAGATCCGTGCAGGCAAAGCTTTAAACTTTTATCAGCAAGGAAAAGTAAGACATACTGCGCATTTCCCTGCGCTGGAAGAACAGATGTGGTCTTTCCCAAAGGTAAGCCATGACGACGTTCTTGATGCGGTAGTATCTGGAATCCTGTATTTCTTGGACAATAAAGCTCCAAGTGTATTGGCCAAACAATTAAATTACTTAAGGAGATAAAAATGACAGATATTAAAAAGGCTATAGATAAGATTATAGCCAACAGAGACAGATATCAGGTTGCTGAAGCCTACTATGAGGGAATTAACGACGAAGTATTTCAACATCAGCGCTGGTATAGATTATTTAGAAACGAAAAGAATAGATTTAACTCATTTACGCCATTTCGCTTTAACTTCAGCAAAACTGTAGTAGATGCAGTATTAAATCGCTTAGAAATTGAACAGGTAGAGACAACAAACCCACAATCTGATGAATTTATTAATACAATCTTTGATCAAACAGATTTAAAACTAGATATGAATGAAATTCATAAAAATGTACTAGTTTATGGCGATGCATACGCAATTATTTGGCCAGATATGCAAGGACAACTATCAATAGATTACAATTCACCACTAAATACTGTAGTGATTTATGATGAGGAAAACACTCGTATTAAATCATTTGCAGCTAAATTATGGCAGATTACAGATGAATTAGATCGTAAAGTAATACGTTTAAACATGTATTATGCTGATCGTATTGAAAAATATGAAGCATTAGGCGATTTAGACTTTATAAATGGAGTTCCAAACGTTTCTTTAATTGAAACAGTTGTAAACCCATGGGGAGAATGCCCAGTCTTCCACTTTAGAACATCTAAGCCATTCGGAAGACCAGAACATGCAGATGCATTTGGTCCACAAGATGCAATTAACAAATTAATCAGTACACATATGTATACTGTTGATTATCAGGGTGCACCACAACGCTATGCATTGTCAAACGGTGGAAGTTCAAATGAATTTACTGATTTCTCGCCAGATGACACAGCCAGAGAAAATATTGGATCATTACAAAACGGTCCAGGACAACTTTGGTATTTACAAGGCGTTCAAGCAGTTGGTCAATTCCCAGCAGCAGATCCAAAAACATTTACAGACCCAGTTAATGAGTTTGTATCAGATATGGCTGCAATTACTTCAACACCAGTACATTATTTCTCAAGCACACAATATTTGCCATCAGGTCAAGCATTGCGTGTAGCAGAAGCACCATTATTTAAAAAAGTATTAAATCGTCAACTAGCTCTTGGTTCAACATGGAGAGATTTGTTTAAGTTTATGCTTAAAATAGAGGGAATTACTGCAGAAGTAGAAATTGATTGGAAATCACCAGAATCAATTGATTCTCTTGATCAATGGGACATCGCAGTTCGTAAAAGATCTGTTGGTATACCTGTAAAACAAATTTTACTAGAACTTGGATATGATCCAGAGATGGCACAATTAATAGAAGATGCTTCTGGAGCACAGCAAGACGTTAGACTTCCAGGAACTGGTTTAAACACAAACAACATGGCTCTGCAACAGGCAGCAGCTGAAAACAACACACAAGGAGAATAAAAATGGAAGAACAGAACGAAGTAGAAGGTACATCTACAGAAATTCGTGATCCACAGGCCGTACTTTCAGCCTTGGAAAAGGCAAAAGCGGAAGCTAAAAAGACTCGTCTTGAAAAAGAAGAGTTAGAAGCAAAGTTAGTAGCATTAACAAACAAAACAAGTTTGGCCCAAGCTAGATTAATGGATGAGAAAATTCTCAAAAATCTATCTAGCTTAGGTATTCCAAATGGTGCTAAATTAATGAAATATATTAAGTTAGACCAATTGGAATTAACAGATGATTTTGAGGTTGCTGGTTTACAGGATCAAATTGATGCCTTAAAAACAGACTTCCCAGAATTATTTGATCCAAAGATAATTGTAGGTGGCAAAGCAGATTCAGGAATGTCTAAATCAATAGATGTTAATGTAACTGCAAGCGATTTACAAGCAAAGTCTGTATTAAGATAAAAAAATAAGGTATAATTGTCTTAGGCAATTCCAAATGGACATTTGGGCTTGCGATTAATATATTCGGACGATTATATGTTCAAAAACCCAAATTCAATAATTAAAAGGAGAATAACATGGCCGCAGGTCGTACAGATCTCACCGAAAATAATGGTTATATCCCAGAGGAAAAAGGATCCGTTGCTGTTCAAGCAACCCTTGTTAACTCTGTTGTAGAATCATTTGCTCGTCGTGAGAATATGGCTTCCCGCACTAAGGGCGTTCCACGCTTCGTATCAGATGCTCCAAGCATCGTTGCAGAAGGCGTAGAAATTCCAAATTCAGATACAACTCTGGATGAGGTAGTTCTTACTGCTAGGAAGTACGCACAAATTTTCAACATCTCTGAGGAAGATATCAATGATTCCCTAGTAGATACATTAAACACATACAAGAGAGAATGGGCCTCACAATGGGCTCGTAAGTTTGACAACGCATGTCTTGGTGTAACAGCAGCAGGAGACGGAGATGACGGACAACCGTTTACATCTCTATATCGTGCATTGGCAACAGATCCAAATGCACCTGTTTCACAAATCATTCAGACAGCTGGAGACGTAGAGTTTTCAGATATTTCTAATGCTTTAGGTTTTGCAGAGTCAAGCAAGTATTTCGATGCTGCTAACACAGTATTCATTGCTCACCCAAAGATGCTTGCACACATTCGTAACATGGAAACAGCAGGTGGAAACCTTGTTCTTCCAGATCCACTAGGCGCACGTCCAGGATCACTATTTGGATATCCATTAGTAATCTCATACGGTGCAGCAACATCAGCAGCTGCTGTAGCAGCTCCATCAGGTAACCCACTACTTATAGTTGGTAACCGCAATATGATGATCAACGGTGTTCGAGGTGGAATTGAATCTGCAATTTCTCGTGATGCAGACTTTTCAAAGGATGGTGTCTTGCTCAAGACTCGTGTTCGTCGTGGCTTCGCAGTTGCTGAGGCAGGCGCTTTCGCAATCGTTGAGAAGACAGCATAAGGGGGAATAGAATATGCCAAGTAAACTATACGGTAGCTTTCTAGTAAAAGCCCTTAACAAAGAAGTAGATTACGATACAGATACCATCAAGGTAGCTCTTCTAACTTCTTCTTACACACCAGATCAAGATGCACATGACTATTTCAACGATGTTTCAACATATGAAGTATCAGGTACTGGTTATACAGCAGGTGGAAACACCCTAGCATCAAAGACTGTAACTTATGATTCCTCTAATAACGTAATCGTACTAGATGCAGCAGATACTACTTGGGCATCATCAACAATCACTGCACGTTATGCAGTTGTTTATGATTCAACAGGTACTGCTTCAACATCAGCATTGATTGGTTATGTGGACTTCGGTTCAGATCAATCTTCAACCAATGGTAACTTTACAATTACATGGGATAGCACAGGTATTGTGCGTATCACTGTAGCTTAAGGTTACATATGGATATAAGAGTAGAAGCGGGACCACTAAGAGCAAATAGCTCTATAGTGGAGTCAAAACAAACTGTAGAGAACATTATTGATGTAATCATTAGTTCTCCAGTTGTTTCTCGCTTCTCTCTTATTCCAGTTATTTCAGTAGGCGGAACAAGCATTTCAAGTATTACCCCAGAC